TATCACTAGTCGTGGGATCAAGTATAAGACCGCCGGTAGACGTATGAGTGGAGATATGAATACGGCCTTAGGCAACTGTGTGTTGGCCCTAATGATGTTAATTGCCTTTCTGGACTGGTGCCCAAAGTGGGACTGTTTGGACGACGGTGACGATAGTGTCGTCATCGTTGAACGTCAGTACTTACCCAGGGTGCTTGCGACCGTCCGTGAGAGGTTTTTATCTTTCGGTATGCAAGTTAAGGTTGAGCACGTGGCCGATGACATCCACGATGTCGAGTTCTGCCAATCCAAGATCATTGAGCTGAACCCAGATAGGTTTAGCTTCATTCGTAATCCATGGAAGGTCTTGAGTTGTGCACTCGTGGGTGTGAAGTATTTCAATCAGGATGGCGCTCGCGCCAGGTTGTTGTACACCATCGGACTGTGTGAGTTAATTTTGAACCGTGGCGTCCCTGTTTTGCAGGATTTCGCCCTCGCGATTCTCAGGAATTGCACGACGGAGCGCACTCTCGATTTGCCCTTCGACGGCTCACTTATGACTCGTGTTAGACGTGAACTCCGTGCACTCAAACTTAAACATTTGGTGCGAATAGACCCCGAACCCATCACTGAAGTGGCCCGCAGTAGCTTCCATCGCGCTTATGGTGTCTCACCAGATAGGCAGGTCTATATGGAAGACTGGCTCAGGTCTTGGACTTTCGAGATTGAGGGTACGATTGAGTTGCCCGAGGAGTGGGACGTCCCGCAGTGGGACCACCGTCCAGCTGACACTCCCGAGCTCTACTACCCTTAAGGGAAATGACTCGTAAGAACAAAACCCAGGCCGTCGTGGTTACTCTGCCAAGTAACCCGAAACCTTCTGAGCCAAAGAAGAAAAAGAAGGCTAACAAACCCCGGATGCCTAATGCCGGGGTCACTAAGCTCGTCAAGCAAGTCTGTGCCATTACCGACCCCTTTTGCGAGGGAGCAGTCGGATCCAAATGGCCTGACGAATCAAATGCCAAGTCTCTCGCCGTCACCATCCGTGGAACACTTCCGCTTCAGACCACAGCCGCTGGTTTGGCTGCAGCGGTCTTCGTACCTGTTTGGGCGTACGGTTATCAGACTCATACCTCTTTTGCTGGTAACGTGGCAACTTTCGCTAACTTGTCTGCATTTGCGGGTACTTCCAGTTTCACCCCAGCGAACGCAAGACTCGTCAGTGGAGGCATTAAGATCACCGGAATCGGTGCGCCCCTTTCAGCGTCTGGAACACTTTCTATCTGCCATCTCAACTCGGATGACGTCACTGATCTCACTACTTTGGACATTATCGACCCAAATGCTCAACAGATTGATTATTATGGCATCCCTGCACTCACTGAGAAACAAATTAGCGTTGTGTTTAAGTCTGCTGGTCCCGGTTCTAGGTTGTATAATCCTCCTCTTTCAGCCAACGTTATTTCCACTACTAATACCAATTATTGGCAACCCATTTTGATTGGTGTCAACGGTGGAGCAGCTTCTACATACGTTGTTCGCATAGAGTATGTCTTGCATTTTGAATTGCAGTTCGCTAAAGGTAACGCTATGAATCTAGTTGCCACGCCCGCCGCCACAACAAACGAGGCAGCAACTTCCATCTCAACATCCATCATTGCCACAATGGGCACCGCTGTTAAAGGAGGTGCCGATGCTGTTGAGAAGGCTGTCACTAAGAAGGCAGAGGCATGGGCATATAAGATGGGATATCGAGCCGCCGGAGCTGCGGCCGGGTACATACTCGGTCGTGGCCCTGGCGCTTCTCTCGGCTACTCCCTAGCGGACGCAGTTGACGTTGATTAGTTTAGATTAGGTAGTTTCCCATACGGACACACGCGATTGTAGGGTCCGGCGTGATTAAGGCCGCGGTGTAACAACACCACCTTTAATACATTTGGATAAGCGATGCCGCATTGCTTAATCCCATCACTAGTCTACCACCTATGACATGTTGTGGTAGCTCATGGGGCTTGGACCAGGTTAACACCATTGGGATGCCTCATGAGTGGATCAACCTTGGGTGGGTGAAGGGTGATGGGGACATCGTGGATGCCAAACTGTAGACTGGGTGGAGGCCGGTTGTGAGACCACTGCCCACGTTGGAGAATTCCCTTCGTAACTCTAGGTTTGGCAGCCGAGGAGTTGGCAATTGCTTCTTGTGAACACGCACACCATGCGGGGAATTGGTGAGGGTAGCACACTTAAGTGTAGGAATGGAGCATCCGATGGTACTTGTACCATTCTCAACAGGAAGTGACAACAACTGGGCCACCGTGGTGCCTACGGTGGATTTTATCGTGAACTGACACGGCATGGTTGTTGCCACAACGGGGTCTGTTGGGACAAGCCTATTTTTAACGTCCGGCGTTAGCCGTCCAC